CCGGGCACAAAAAAAGGGCAGTCGTGTGGAGGTGTGGCCCCACACGGCTGCCCTTTTTTGTCTTGCGTCCGCTACCGGTTGATCAGACCGTCACGGAACCCGGTTTTTCAGGTTGTTTCGTTTACCCCATTGAGTGAATGAAGTTGTATCCCATCAGCAATCCGGCCCCTGTCCTGCAGTTCTCCGGATATATGACCTTCCTCTTGTTCAGGTTGATGAGCTGTCCGGACGATGACCCGAGCATGGCCCCTTCCGGGCTGGCCCACAGGGCCGCCGGTCCTGGAGAAACGCCCTCGATGCCCAGCTCCGAGCCCTCGACGTACTGCAGCGCGTCGGCCCATTCGATGGCCGGGAAGTCGGCGACCTTCTTTTCGGCGAACCCCTCCGGATCCCCGCCGGCCAGGAAATAGGTGTTGTGCTCGTCGGAAACGAACAGGCCGGCGTCCACCGGCTTGACCATGAGAAGCTCCGACTCGAAGCGGTAAAAGCCCCTGGCCCGGTCAAACAGCCCCGGCCGGAACTCTTCCGACCGCCATAACTCGTTGCGCCGGGCGACAAACATGCGGCTGAACGCCCAGCAGATATGATGGCCGATTGGCGGCCCGGTAAACGACCTGGTCGTCTCGGTGCCGAAATACTCATCAGCCGGCCATGAATGCGAAAGCCCGCCGTACACCACTCCGTTCTCGAAGCCGTTGGCGTAGAAAACCTGGCCGTCGATCTCGGTAAACGACATCCGGGCCCCCCGGGTCAAACCGGAGCGGATCCCGACCGGGACCATGTCGGTGCCCAGGATGAACAGGGAATCCGTGCTCCCTTCCGTCCCGACCAGCAGGCAGATGGTGTCCTGGTGAAAGATGGTATGGAAGTCGCCGGCATACAGCAGCTTGCGCCCCTTCCGCAGGTTCGGCCGCAGGGTCTGGTCGACGGACACGTTGATCCCCTCGGCCAGGTCCATGATGCCGGTCTCAAGGTCATGCGGCACCCGCACCGGATCGGCCACGGTGTTGATCCCGGTCGTGCCCCTGAAAAACGGTATGACCTTGCCGCTGCCGCTCACCACTTCACCCCCACAATCGGCGGCTTCCGGTGCGAACGGCCTTCCTTGCGCGCCCAGGAGTCCAGTTCGTTCAGGAGCCGAAAATATTCCTGCTGTTGCGCCTCGGTGTTGACCTTGGGCCCCTCGATGCCGTCCTCGATGTCGTCGTAAATCAGGTAGGCCGCGCCGTGGACCAGGACCATGGCCAGGTGCGGCGGAATCTCGGTTATCTGGTCGCCGCTCGCCTTCGTCGGCGGCAGGCCGTAATAGAACAGCTCCATCTCTGCGGCCGCCGCCGGGATCGGCTGATAGAAGAGAAACGGCGGCACGGCGCAGACGTGCTGCACTTGACCGGCGTTGTTCGGGAATGCCGGATACTCGGCGAGCAACAGCTTCTTGTTGCCCAGGATGGTAACCGGCAGCTTGGCGGCCACGTCATTGCAGGCATAGAGGCCCTGCTGGTAGTCGCTCGGCAGGGAGGCAAAGGCCAGGCCAACGGTTGTCTGCACGGTGTCGCTGGTTTCGAGCGCCGGCAGCTTGACCGCGCCGGCCACCATGACCAGGGCGTCGTTGATGTACTGTAGGGCGTCCGCGTCATCCAGAGAGACATCCGGAACCTTGCGCAGCAGTTTTGTTCCGAGTTCACCCGCCGTTGGCATGTTGCGCCTCCTTGTCCCTGATTTGCCGCACCATATACTTGCGGATAGTCAACACTTCCTCGTCGGTCATGGCGGTTATTGCGGCCCCGGCATTGGCGACCGCTTCCTGGTGCGAATGAAACCGCTGTCCGTCCTTTGTCCTGATAGGGATCGCCGCGGTAACCTGCGATCCCATGATCTCGGTGACATAGCGGATCTCCGGCTCTTTCCCGGGCTCTCCGTGCACGACCATGGCCAGGAGCTGCTCGCCCCCGGGGAGCGGATAGACGGCGGCGAACTTACCCACGGCGCGTTTCCCCCACCTTGAGCGGTCGGTATGTCGATACGGGCGGGGACCGCCGCGCTATCGCCTCATTGGCCCAGAACATGGCCTCCTCGACCTTCTCCATGGCTCGGTCCCGTTCCGGCGACTTCGGGCAGATCCCAAGGATGCTGTTGGCCAGGATCTGGCATTCCGCCCGTATCCCCTGGTGCTTGACGGTCTGCATGTCTGACATATTGACGGGCCGGTAGCGGCGCAATAGCTCCACCTTCGCGGCCCGTACTTCTTCCTCCGGCTCGTCCACCGAATTCATGGCGATCAGGGTGTCAACGTCGAGTTTCGGCAACTTCTCGCCGGCCTCGACGGCCGCCTCAAGGGTGGCCAGCCATGCCTTGGTGGTCGCGATCAACTGCTGGGCGAATTGCTTTTCCATGAGCCGGAGCACTTCAACCCAGGACAGCGTCGATTTCCTTCCGGCTTACATCGGTCAGGCCGGAGTATTCCGCTACCGCGTCAACGGACGGCTCGTTTTTGGCGGTCAGCAGCCCCCGGCCGCTTTCCGTCTTCTCCTTGCCGGCGTCGACCTCGGCCTTGATCCGGTCCAGGGCGGCAAGAATGGCGGCGGATCTCTCGGCGTCGCCGCCCTCTCCACCCGTGTCGGCGCCAGGCGGGTTTTCGTCGCCCTCTTTGCTCCCGCCGTTAGGAGCGCCTTCGTCGTATTCTCCGGTAATCTCGTTCTCCACGTCCTTGAACATGGATTCCGGAATGCACCGTTTCCGCAGCGCCTCGTCGACCAGCTGGTCGGGGACGTCCGTCCACTCTTCGGTGACATGGGTAACGTGGCCCGTGGTGGCTGCCAGCCGGACCGGTTTCTGCCCTTTGCGTACCTTGAATCTCTCCATTGTCCTCATTGCTCCTTATGGGGTTATCCCTGCGCAGCAGGGCGCCACGCAGGGACGGTGGTTATGCGGTTGCCTGGCTTATCCGTGCGTATGGGTAGCCCGGCCGTCGATGACATACTCGACCAGCAGCCGTCCGGCGCCGGCGGTCGGCGTGCCGACGCTGGTCAGCTTGATGCCCAGCTCCTTGATGTCGGTGTACTTGAAGCCGGTGGGGACCAGGGCGGTCAGGGCCGCCGCCTGCCCGTTGATTCCGGACGCATACCTGTCCTCGACCCCCGAGTCGCCGACGGTGAACGTGTCGCTGGTTCCAGAGTTCAGGGCGGTGTCCACAATAAAGGCGCCCCCGGTCAGGATCGCGCCATGCGGCAGATCCACGGCCGGCTGCAGCACGCCCGAGACAAAGTCGGCATAGGTCCAGGGCACGAGGGCCACTTGTTTTTCCTGCCTGGCGTCGTTTTTCGTAATCATGTTCATTGCTCCTTGAAAAAGGTTGGTGTTTTCATTCGGTCAGGGGGCCCGCCAAGGCCCCCATTCGCTCATCCCCTTCTTACAGGTAGAGGTCGCAGGCGATGACCCCGAAATCCTCATCGGCGTTGCCGGTGTAGGGGTTGTCGAACTTCGGCTTGCGGAATCCGACGAACTTGTCCACCGAAATGCCCTGCTTGGAGTCGTAGTCGAACCCCTTCTCCACCCAGTCCGGCGCTCCGACATCAACAAAGCCCAAAGCCTGGCAACCGAGCAGCAGGGACCTGGTCCCGTTCACGTCGCCGGCGGCGCCCCACTTGGATCCGGACGCGGCCCCGGTCGTGTTGTAGACCAGGTTGTGCTCCATGATGACGATGCCGTCGATGGTTGTGATGGCCCCGGAGAAGAACGGGTTGCCGTCTCCGCGCTTGCCGGCCTGGGTGATGGCGGCCAGGAAGTCGCTGTCCTTCTTGAGTCGGGCCAGGGTGCGCGGGTCGCAGATATACAGGAAGTATTCCTTGCCGCCGGCGCGGATCGGCTTCATGTGGCTCGACTTGGCGTAGGCCCGGAGGTCCACGATCATGCCGTACTTGGGTACGCAGGTGGAGGCAATGGCGCTGGTGTCGCCGGCCTGCAGGTCGGTACCATCAAAGTAGAAATGCCGGCCGGCCGATGGCGCGGACACGTCACCGGCAAAGGACAGCTCCATCCACGGGTTGGCCGCGCCGGCGTCCGATCCGTCCAGGTTGTACTGGTACGAGATGCCGGACGCGGTGAGGAGCGCCATCTTGTCGACCGCGTCCACGATCCATTGCTTCAGCCTGTCCCTGGCGGTTTCGCGGAACTGGATGACGTGGTTCTGGTCGGAGAGCTTGCCCTTGTTCTTGACCTGGTTGGAAATGAGCCCCATGTTGATGTCGAGCTCGAATTCCTGCAGGGCCTCTTCGTTCCCTTCCCGCTGGTTGTCGTTGACAACGCCGCGGCCGACCAGGTCGGCGACCAGGAACATCAGCGCCCGGGTTCCCTTCTCCGTCTTGGTGAGCTTGGTGATGTGCTGGATGGCGGCGTTCGGCGATTTTGACATGAGCTTCGAGACGAACGCCTCGTTGCGCAGGTACGTCCAGATTTCCCGCATCCATACGGTTTTTTGTTCGGCACTGAGTTTGCCAAAGTTGGTAATAGCCATGGTTGATCTCCTTGGAAAATGGTTAAAAACTGTCGTCCCATTGTCAGTTTGCGGCCTGACACGCCGGAGATCGGCTATTACGCTCGCCGGAAAGCTGGATCGCTGTTTTGTTGGTTCAGGCCAAAATCAGCGGCAAAAGCCTGGTCGGGGATTATGTGCCCCGACTACACAAAGTCGCCGCGCAACCGTCTTTTTTCCTCTTCCGG